ACCATCTTGCTGAATACCAAGAAGAGGATGATTTGCAGCATCAAGAATAACCCAAAGGAACTCCTCGCTTTGAGATATGTGATACATATCATTTTGAGGATAGTATGGCTTACCAGTATCTCTGTAGATGCCAAAGAGAACTCTATCCTCAGCATCTACTATAGCTTTGATAAACTCCTCATTCTCTATAACTCTGAATGGAGTATCTTGAACATTACCTTCCTCATCCTTGATAGCTGTCTTATCTACGACCTCATCTACTGCACTTTGGATATTGACTGCGGTAAGTTTTGACTTCTCATTATTATAAGTAACGGCAGTAGCCTGACTTGCACCACCAGTAGCGGCTATACTATTGATGGTTTCTTCCATCTGAGTACTGCGAGTCTGCAATAATGAAATGTCTTCATCGTTGGCGGTGATTTGCTGCTGCTTATCATCTAGCTGGCTCTGATGGTCTTTCAGTGTATCATCTACGTTCTGGATGGTTTCTACCAAATCCTTAGGAAGACCAGTAGCTGCATTAATAGTCTGACGAAGCTCTGGGTCTAACTTCTCTACACCGATGGTGTTGTCTTTCAACTTGTCTTTGGTGATGGAGTTCTCTGCCAACTTCTCATTGGTGATACTTCCATCTTCAAGTTTCTCGTTGCTGACAGAACCATCTTTGAGATTGGTGTTGCCAACAGAATCAGCAGCCAGTTTTTCGTTGGTGATAGCACCATCCTTGATTTGCTGAGTCTCTAACTCGTCCGTGTTGTTGACTTTTTTGTCGAGCGATTCCTTAACAGATTCTCCCGATTCCTCGTCCTTGACGTATCTCGAATATGTCAGAGTTTCGTCTTTGCGCCCACTTACAAGGATGCTGTTGTACTTTTTCTTTTCTGCCATATTATTCTTTTAATTTAATTTGATATTCGTTATCGTCACCAGCTACAAGTTCGTCTGACCAATAGTAGTAGAGGTCACCTAGCTTTGTGGTGTTCATGGATGCCTCGAAACCGCATTGGTTGAAGATGAGCGGCTGGCGGCTTGCAAACCAGATGTATGGTTTCTCTTCCGTGGTTGTGATGGTGAGAGTCTGACCGACAAGAGTGCCTTCCATAAGCGTAAGGTCTTCCATGTTCAACTCACTCATGTTCTTGGCTGATGAAGCTCCATAATAACTTGCCTTGACGGTTCCGCTTGCTGTGATGGTAACATAGCCTGATACGGCTGGGATGAAAACCTTGTGGGTGTTGCTGTTGTAATATTCAGCAGTAACGTCCTTTCCGTCCATGATAACCTTTACCTGACCGATGCTGAAACCTTCTATAGGCATGAACTGAGCTTCCAGTTTCTTTCCGTTGCTGATAGTTCCGTTAATTACGAAATTCTCCTGACTCTCAACTATTTGAGTTTCCCCATTGATGGTATAGCTGAACTTAGCGTTATCAACGATGAAAGAAATAGGGCAAGTAGACTGATTCTCTGTCACGATGTAGTAGCGAAGGTTGAATAAGCCAGTATGCTCACCTTCTGTGATACCGATAGGAACATTGCTCATAGAGTTGTGTTCTACGATTCTCAGAAGGTTGCGCTCGATGCTGACCATTTCGCTACCATCATACTTCCATGATACCCTGACGTTATAGTTGCCATAATCAAGGGTGGAAGGAATGTCGCATATCAGTACGTTGCCTTGGATTCCTGCTACTTGTACTGGAACAGAAATTGTATTGCAGAAACAGCCTGATAACTCAACTCTGATGTCGGTAGCAAGATTCATATCGAAGTCAACGAGTCGCTGGAACTCTTTCGATACGTCCATCTTCCGCACCAAGATGTGGAGTTTGAAACTATTTCCTTGTACTATTTTATAAATCATATTTGATACACATTATTAATAATAGCGCAAAGATAGGCAGAATTTTCTCTACCTATCTTTTATCCGTTTATTTAGGGAAGAAAAATTTTAGATTAAGCCCTTCCATCTGAGAAATTTGCGCTTGCGGCTTCGCTTTCCCTTCTCACTCTTGCAGTTGGTATGGTAGACGCAATCCTTGAAGAGGTCTCTGACCTTCATGTCGCTGTCTACCAGTTTTGTTTTCTTGAATGCCTCGAAGAGTGAGCGGTTCATAATCATGAGGTTGCCCTTCTGCGTAGGAAGGACGTAGAAGATTTCACCATTATTCTTCTTGGATGCGTAGTCTGCCTTAGCCGTAGCTTGGCGGTACATGATTTCGCACTTGATGCGCTTGAAAATCTTTGTTACTTTCATAATCGTAATTATTTGTTTGAAACTATATGATGGTTGCTGCCGAAACAGAAACCTTTCTTCTCATTACTCTTGCCTGATTGGAAATCATCTTAGGCATTTCCATTTCATTGAAACAGATGTGGAGTCCGATGGCTCTGGTCATGAGCAAATCATCGTGTTTGCCGTCTGCTGCCTCGTATACCGTTCCGTTCTTCTCGTAGGTGAGATATTCATCTAAGCATCTATCGTCTCGCTCTACATAGAGTTGTTCACGGATAACCTGAACCAATACAGAGATAACCATTGGCTTGGTTGCCACGTTGGTATGGAATCCGTACTTCACTGGAACCTTGTTCTTAATGTCTGATTCGCTCTGCTTGCGTGCATAGAGATTATCGTATACGTCCTTGATTTGATTCAGGATGAACTCAGACTGGTCACCACCTTCCAAGATGTGCTCCTTGTCTTTCGTCTCCAAGGTGTTGGATTCAATCACCAGTAGAGCATCGTTGTAGTATTTGGCTATCTGAGCCGCCTTCCATGCCAGCAAGTCCATATCAATATGCCCATACCATTGGGCTACCACATACGGCTTGCCACCTTCCATCATCCAATAGCGGTCGAAGACACAGATAACAGACCAGTCGGCATTCTTGCTACGTCCACCAATATCCACTACGACCAGATAGCGGTTTATCACCTTGCAATCATCAAAGGTCTCAGGCTTGCTCCATATCCACAACTGCCCCTGCTTGTCTTCACAGAATCGGACATTCTGCATACACTTCTTGCCCTTGTAACCATCACCATAAACATCACCGATGAATTTAGGTGCTCGGCATCCCTTGCGGAACTTGTCAACCTTGTCTTCGGCAAATACCTTGGCTCCTGAATGCTTGAATGCTTCAATATCATCGGTAGGGTAGCCAGCAGCCATATCGGCATGGTCGGTGAATTTCCTGCGCTCGGCAATATACCAGTTGATGGCTTCAAGCGGAGCACCCAGTGTCCATAACTTCCAAAGATAGGTACATGGCTCCTCTCGGTCGGACATCGTATTGGTATTATTGCGGTTCTCGTATAGCCATTTGGCAAACTCTACCTTCTGTTTCTTGCTTTCAAATTCAAGATGATACATATCGTATATCTCGTACCAAGGAACAAAGAATGGCTCAAACTGAGATTCTCCCTTGACTGCTGCAAGCCACTCCTTGTGGAAGAAGTTGCCAGTACCATTGGCGGTGGATTCATAGGCAATCATCGTGTATGGTCGATACAAAATACCATTTGTAGCATTCTGTACTACCTCCTCAGGAGATTTTCCATCTGTCTTCTTCCATAGACCCACCTCTGAAAGGTGAACCAAGTTGTAGTCTTCGCCATTGGCTGATAGTGGTCGTTCCATGGAACCCACCTTAATCTTGCAGAATCGCTGAGGAACCTTCTTCACATTACCTGATGTTCCCACTCCTACAAATTTCGGTTCATTCTCAGAGAATGCTTCTCCCATTTCGTAGAGGAACTTGGTCGGGAAGTTTTTCAGAGCTTCCTCGAACATTCCTCGGATAGTCTCTGCTGTGTCCTTCACCTGAGCCACGATGAGCGAGTTAAGACCCTTCTGCCACATGAGTTGCAGCCAGAGAAAGTACATCTGAATGACCGTAGAACCTCCCCATTGTCGGGCTTTCAGCAGGATGAGACGGATAGGGCGATTCTTCTTTCTTCGTTCCTCCAGCCACCTGAGCAATCTTCGCTGCGGTCTTCTGAGTACAAAGCGGAAGGGTAGACCTCCACCTTTCGGCTTGATATAGATGAATGTCGCAAAGAAGAAGAAAGGGTCGTGTTTCATTCTGATGCGAGTAAACTGCTCCACCAGTTGCTCAATCTCTTCTTCTAGGTCGTATGGTTCGTCTATATCCTTATGCAGTTCCTCGATTACTGCCTTGCAACTACCAAACTCGACGAGCATCTTGACGAGCGGAATCTTCTTCATCGAAACTGGAAGCTGCTGTCTCTGAATCGGGAAATCGGGAAGGAAGAGCAGGAATCGCTTATCTCCACAACCTTCACCCTTGATGGGATTGAAGGGTGTGTTGATTTCCTTGATGCGTTTCTCGTTCTCCTTCAGGATGCCCAATACGTGTTTGTCTACAGCATCAGTCAGTTTGGCGGTTACTTGTCTTGGCATAGCGGTGCATTTAGATAACCCCACAACAGACCAAGTACATAGCAATAGATGTGGACTCCAACTGCCATGCAAGGGAAGAAGATTCCAACACAGATATATAGGAGAATGGTGAGATTGTATCTTACCTTATTCTCCACGTATGGGGCGATAAAGCCCATGTAAGCATAGATAAAGCCGCTTAGACCGATGATTGGTAGGGAAGAGGTGAATGGATAGCTGATGGCTATGAGATAGAATGCCACCAAGTGACCGATGCCACAAGGGATGGCTCGGTAGCATTGATGGAAAACATAAAGGTTGATGGCAGCATGAAAGATGTTCTGATGAAAGAAAGGGTAGCTTAGTCGGTTCTGAATAGAACAATCGTCAAAGAGACCCATGCCATCATATCCAAGAAAAGTGATACACATTATTATAATGTACCCAGCATAAAGCGCAATCTTCTCTTTCGTCTCTCGTAGCATCTTTGCTTCTCCTCCTTTCTCACCCTGCTAAGAATTACGTGTATGCTTTGAGGAGTCAAATAGAAACTGGGTGCTTTTTCAGCACATACACGTTTGATAATATCCATATTACTGAGATATGGCTCATTACTCTTATGAATCTGGAATCGTCTGAAAATTTCCTGATACATTTCCTTTCGGGTAGGAATCATGTTATCAAGAGGTTTTCCTTTCAGTAAGTCTAATATGACTATATAAGCACGGTCTTCTGAAACCCAAAATCTTCTACTCGGAGATTGGGCTAGCTTTTCCTCAATCTCTGAGAGTCTGATATTGTCTCTTACATTAATAATTTCTTTGTAAGCCCTCAATAAATCAGCATCACGTTCCTGTATATAATAGCATCGTGAATCCTTATATTTCATATCTGACACTGCAAATATACAAAAAAGTATTGAATTAGTCGCATCCGATTAGACTAAATTAACGGATAAAAGATGAAAATCGGAAAAAAGCATTAATTTTGGGCATTGATTTATAAATATACACATATATATGGACGAAAATACAAATATTGAGCAGAATGCTGGTGCTGCAAAACAGCAAGATACCAAGACCAAGAGAGACTTGGTTTTGGAGCGTTTGAAGACCCGCCATCCTGATACTGAGTATGCGGATGATGAAGCTATGTATGGAGCCATCAATGATGATTATGATGCTGACCAGAAGGCTTTGCAGGGTTATAAGGATAACGAGAAGGCGATGGGCGATTGGCTGGGTAGTGACCCTGAGGCGGCTACCTTCCTGCAAGCGATGAAGGCTGGCAAGAGTCCTTACGCTGAGTTGATTCGTACTCATGGTGAGGATGCCATTGACTACTATTCAGACCCTGACAATGCGGATGAGATTGCATCGGCTCAGTCGGAGTTCTTACAGAATGCTGCCAACGGCAAGAAATTGCAGGAGGAGTATGACAAGAACATGCCTTCCAGCTATGCGGTCTTCGACAAGTTGGAAGAGAAGTATGGCGAGGAAGCTGTGAACGATGCTATCGACCAGTGTTTTCAGACTATGCGTAATGTGGTGACTGGTAAGTTTACTGAGGAAATGATTACTGCTTTCATCAAGGCAAAGAACCATGATACCGATGTGGCTGATGCTGCCCATGAGGGTGAGGTTCGTGGCAAGAACAGCAAGCACGTCAAGAACCTTGAACTGAGAAAGAAGGGCGATGGTACTGCTGACCTTGATTCCGCTAATGCGGAGACCAAGCCTACGGATAATCAGCCTGACCTTGGTGCTGTTGGTAGAATATCACGTAGGGGTAATATCTGGCAGCGTGGCAACGAGAAGAGAACACACATTCGATAATGAGAAAAGGTAAAAAGATAATATATAATGTTTAATTAATTTAGGATAACAATGAAGAAAAGTACATTTAATCGGCTGCTTTCCGTCTTTCTGATGGTCATGGCAGTTATTTTTGGAGTGAATGGTCAGGTTATCATGGCTGAGGCGGCTCTGCCTGATGGCGGTACTACCGAGAGTGGTCACGCTGCGGAAGCTGGTGGTGCTACTGCTGCCAATGATGCTGGCAATGGCGGTGCGGCTCGTCAGGATGATGGTATTGCTACTGAGGGAAAGGGTCGAGAGCATTATAAAGAGAATGGCACGGAGTTCTATGAGAACGACATCAACGACAAGATTACCAAGATTCGTCCGATGGCTACTCCAGTTGACCAGATTTCACGCTATGCGACAACCAAGTCTGCTAGTTCGTTTGTAGTTGAGTATTGGAGTATCGGTACACGTCCTATCAAGACAACCGTCAAGGAGGATACCCTGAAGAGTACTGGTACATCTATGGTATTGAAGGTAGAAGACCCTGAAATGTTTACTCTGGATGATACCATCCGAGTGGTAGGTGTGAAGGCGATTACAAACTATAAGGGTGTTGCTTATTCAACCATTACAGATGCTCCTACTCCTGATTTGGAACTTTGCGTTTGCGGTAAAGATACAGAGGGTTATCCTATTGTGTATGCTGTAAATGGCGAGTTGGTCACCAAGCAGGCTATCGGCATTCCTGTTTTAAAGAAGGGGCAGGTACTTATCCGTATGGCGAAGAGTTGCGGTGAGTTGGACGTTCAGACGGGTCGTTTCAACAACCTTCCTGATTCTGAGATTCAGTACTGCCAGAACTTCATGATTCAGGTTGAGGAGAGTACCTTTAATAAGATTGCTGCTAAGCGAGTAGACTGGGATTTCTCTGACATCGAGGAGGATAGTATATATGATATGCGTCTTGCGATGGAAGGTACTTATCTCTTCGGTGATATGGCTTGTATCAAGCATACTACCAAGAACAACTCTGCCCAGTGGTTTACCAAGGGTATTTGGTGGATGGCTGGTAAGGATATTGAGGTAGGTCATGTTGCTACTGCTGACGATATTAAGAAGGGCTACGGCAAGAATGAACGAGTGATTACTGATTTGGAGTTGGTTGACATTTCAAAAGACTTGTTTGTTGGTACTGGTATCGGCAACAAGCGCAAGGTGATTATCGCTGGTTCAGACTTCGTGAGCGCATTCAGTAAGATTGATTCTGACAAGTTCCGCTTGAAGGACACCGTTGAGGTTTGGGACTTGAAGTTCAAGAGTTGGGAGACTGACTTCGGTGAGGTGTTGATGATTCACTCTGAGTTGTTTGACATCTTCGGTATGAGCGACTGCGGCTTTGCTCTTGACCCTGAGTTCTTGGTTAAGCGAGTACACTTGTCTTGGACACGTAACGTGCTCGACTTGAAGAAGGCTGGCATCCGTAACACCGATGCAGTAGTTATTCAGGAGGTAGCTTGTCTGTACTTGAAGTACCCTAAGGCACACGCTCGTATGCGCCTTGCTGCGGTTCCTGCAACAGAGGACTCTTCTGATACAGAGTGAATCAATGCTGCTGCCTAAAAGCAAGTAGAATTGCTAATTTATTCATCAAATAGTGAGGGGTGTGGGCACTAGCCCCATCCCTTTTTTAGTAACACATATATATAATAAGGTATAATCATGTTTAATAAATATCAAGCAGGTACTGATTTGGCATTCAGCGTTATGGTAGGTGACGAGCGAATGCGTATCGTCTTTGAGGGTAAGACTATGGGCTGTAGTATCTATATTACAAAAGACCCTAAGGTACAGAAGGCTATCGAGTCTCATTATTGGTTCAACGACAAGTTCTTCTTGGTGGAGAGTATTGACGAGAAGAAGGAAGCTGCGGAAGCCAAGAAGAAGGCTGCTGCCAAGGCAAAGAAGAAAGTGGCTGACGAGAAGAAGACCCACGAAGTGACAGACGTTGAGGACGCCAAGGACTATCTGGCTGAGACCTATGGTGTGAGCCGTTCCAAGATGAAGACCAAGGAAGACATCTTGGCTATTTCTAAAGAAAAGGGTGTTGAACTAGAAGGTTTGGAGTAATGGTAGAATATGCTGTATCTGATTTAGTGAAAGAGGTGAAGGTGCTCTTGGATAGAAACCAAGAGTCTGCTGGCTTGCTGGCTCCTAGCGATTCTGATACACTCTCGCAAGCAGAACTTATTGAGAGTAAAATCGTAGATGCAGCAAGAATCATTCTTTCGGATGCTCCTGAGGATATGGTGGAAGGTACTTCGTGTACGAATGCTGTAACGTGGACGGATAGCAATGGCGGCTATTACGTGGGTAAGATGGTTTTGCCTACCGATATGCTGAGAATCCTTTCTGTGAAGGCAGAAGGCTGGAACCGTCCTGCTACAATCATTTCAGAGAGCGATGATGCCTACAAGTATCAGAACTGCAAATATGGAGTTAGGGGAAATCCTGAGCGACCGATTGCGGCTATCGTGCATACGGCTAACGGCAAGAGTATCGAACTATATACTAGTAAAAAGCAGGATGCTACATTGGCATTCATCTACGTTCAGGTTCCATCTATCACTACCGAACAGAAAATCAGTTTGCCTTCCATCCTGAAAGATTCTATTCTCTACATGGCTGGCTATCTCACTTGTGTCAGTCTTGGCGATACCGATACTGCAAGCGGATTCCTTGGAGTGGCTAGAAAGTTGGCACATATTGTTGAACCTACAACATCATAAATTATGGCAAAGAAGAAAGAAGAAACCAAACTGCTATCGTTGAGCAGGGTGCTTGACAAGGAAGAACTGGATAGCGTGAAGGCATCCAAGAACCGATTTGACAAGCCTTATGAGCGTGCCTTCTCTATCTTGCTGGAGGCTCAGCGATACTACAACAACATGGATAACTTCAGAAAGCGAAGGCTGAGAAACAAGCGATACTGCTATGGAGACCAGTGGGGAGATACCATTGAGTTCAAAAGCAAGTGTGGCTTTAAAAAGCGTATCAAGGAGGAAGACTATATCCGTGAGCAGGGTAGCGAACCATTAAAGAACAACCTTATCCGTAGGTTGGTGAAGAATGTGCTTGGTGTATATCGTTCCCAGAGCAAGGAACCTACGTGCAATGCAAGAGATAAGGATGAGAAGCGATATGGTGAGACCATGAGCGTGGTGCTGCAATGTAACCGACAACTGAACCGAGAGACGGAACTGGATGCACGAACCATGGAAGAGTTCCTGATAAGCGGTGCTGCTATCTATAAGAAAAAGTATGGATGGCGAAGAGGTAGGTTGGATTGCTGGACGGACTACGTGAACCCGAACAATTTCTTCATAGACAACAATATGAGGGATTTCCGTGGTTGGGACGTGAGTTGCTTGGGTGAGGTGCATGACATTACCATCGGCAACGTGCTGAGAGAGTTTGCCAAGTCTCCTGCTGAAGCTCGGAAGTTGAAGGAGATATACCGGTTGGCGGCTAACCGAGATTTCGTGATTGCAGACTGCACACAGCGATTCGGTGAGTTCGACCCTAAGACTATCGACTTTATGAATCCTGCCAACCCTTCGCTCTGCCGAGTGATTGAGGTTTGGCGCAAGGAGAGTAAACCGAGATACCGATGCCACGACTACAACAATGGCGATGATTTCAAGATTGATATTGAGGATAAGGCTGATATTGTAGATGCAGAGAACAAAGACAGAATCAGGCGAGGTATGGCTGTTGGCATGCTGGAAGAGGATATTCCTCTGATTGATGCCGAGTGGTTTATGGATGATTACTGGCATTTCTACTATCTTTCTCCTTTCGGTGATATTCTGAGAGAAGGCGAGACTCCTTATGCTCATGGTGAGCATCCATACTGCTTTAAGTTCTATCCGTTTATTGATGGCGAGATTCACAGCTTCGTGGAAGATGTGATTGACCAGCAGAGATACGTGAACCGACTTATCACGATGTATGATTTCATCATGCGTGCGAGTGCCAAGGGTGTGCTGCTCTGTCCTGAGGATTGTCTGCCTGATGATATGAGTTGGGATGATTTCTGTGACGAGTGGAGTAGGTTCAATGGTGTGGTGAGATACAAGCCAAACAAGAGTGGTCAGGTTCCTCAGCAAGTGGCGAACAACTCTACGAACATCGGCATCGGTGACTTGCTCAGCTATCAGTTGAAGTTCTTTGAAGATATATCGGGAGTGAATGGTGCGCTGCAAGGTAAACCAGGAGTGTCAGGTACGAGCGGTTCGCTCTATGCCCAGCAGACACAGAATGCTACCATGTCGCTGCTTGATATTTTGGAGACTTTCAGCCAGTTCATCATTGATGGAGCATACAAGACCGTGAAGAATATGCAGCAGTACTACGATGTGGCTCGCAACTTCAATATTGTTGGTAGGGCAGGACAGATTGTGCACTATGACCCTAAGAAGATACGAGACGTTGAGTTTGACATCAACATCACGGAAAGTACAGCTACTCCAGTATACAGACAGATGGCGAATGAGTTCCTTATGACCTTGTGGCAGAATCAGGCTATCACGCTGGAGCAGTTGCTGCAAGTAGGAGATTTCCCATTTGGAGAGGAGTTGTTGCAATCGGTTGCATCCAACCAGCAAGCCATTCAGAATGGTGAGACTCCACAAGGATTCTCTCCTCAGCTTCAAGCCCAAGTTGCTCAGGCATCACAGAGCAATCCGAAGGCTCAGGCGATGTTGCAGCAGATGATGAGCGGTCAGGGGGTGAGTCCTGACGGACAGAACCCACCGCTTGCTGCTTAGTTTATAGTTTATAGTTAATAGTTTATAGTTATGATTGCAGACAAACCAAGTGACAAGGAATGGTATGGCAATGGGAAACCTGATGCCAGCCAAGGTGGCAACCCGAATGGTGGTGTTGCTTCAGAGACCCAAGGTAGGGAGAATAAGCCCGAACTTTACGAGAATGATGTTATCGGAAAGTTGGCGAAACGCAAGAAAAACGACATCTGGACGAGGGGTGGAGAGAAGAGAACCAAATTTAAGGACGAATAAAGAAAGGAGGTGTTTTTGTCGTAACTGTACTTGTCTGATATTCAGATAGCTACAGAAATATCTACGAGTTTATGGTGCTGCGTTTAAGATATTCGTATCTTTGCAACATCATAAACTTTTAATTTGTATAGGTATGAATTTCGTAGATTTCGTAGAAAAGTATCAGCAGGAAATGGCTCCTGAACAGATGTTGGCTATAGCTAAGGCAGTCGGCAAGTATCTCTCATGCAAGTTGAGCGATGTGGAGGAACATCATCTTTGTGCGATGGTGTATGGTGTGTTGAGTGATGAGCATTTTGACAAGCACTTTGCCGATGATGCTATCAGCAAGATGTGGTATGAGGATGCGGACGGAACCAAGCATACGGCTCCTTTCTTCTCGGATGATGAGATAAGAGAAGCCTTTGATAAGCATCAGGATGATATTTCTGACTATACCATCTATGACTTGGCGGTAACTATGAATCTGATGAGAAGTGACCATCATGTGATGCTGGAGCGATATAGCAAAGATGCTGATGAGTTGAAGGAAATGGTGGTTTTGATGGCTATCGAGTATCTGCAAGACCCTGACTGCTTGCATCCTACCAGCAAAATATGGCACACAATAAACGGATAAAGTAACTAATTGGGAATCATTTCTTATCTTTGCATATTATTAATAATATATAAATATAAGATATGACTCCAAATGTACGTGAAGGATTGCAATATGGTGCAGCTATAGGAATGCTAGTGAGTGGTGTTGTACTCACCTTCTTATCATTCTTTCTCAACAATTATGTGGTGTCTGATGGTGTGCTGTGGTATGTCAGTCAGACATTGGTTTACTCTGGAGCAATATTCGGGGTAAACGTTTATTTCAAGACAAAACTAGGCAACTTTGAGAGCAAGGTGAAGGATGAACTCGCAAGTATGCTGAAACAAGTGAAGGAGGGCAAGTAATATGAAGGTAACAAGAGAACAGATTTTAGCGATTATGCCGAATGCCAAGGATAAGGTGGATGCGTTCCTACCTTATATCAATGGCTATGCTGAGGTGTTCCATATTGATACTCCTAAGCGTATGGCTCATTTCTTGGCTCAAATTGCACATGAGAGTGGAGAACTGAGATACACCAAGGAACTCGGCAACAAGGACTACTTCCATAGGTATGATGTGGGCAAGTTGAAGAACATGCTCGGCAACCTTAAAGATGGTGATGGCTACAAGTATCGGGGTAGGGGCTTGATTCAGATTACTGGCAGAGCCAACTATCAGGCTTATCAGAACAGCAAGTATTGCACTGGTGACATCATGGAGAATCCTCAGTTGCTGGAGCTTCCGCTAGGAGCAACGAAGAGTGCTATGTGGTGGTGGTGGAAACATGACCTGAACAAACTGGCTGATAGTGATAGTTTCGTGGCTATTACCAAGACAATCAATGGTGGAACCAACGGCTTGAAATCAAGACGAAAGTTTCTTACAAGAGCAAAGAAGGTCTTTAATGTTTAGCCTATGAAAGTAAAATGGTACGATACTGATTTTTGGCAAGTAGCACTCTACGTGATTGGTATCTTGCTGGTGGCTTTTCTTCTGTCGGGATGCAAGACAAAATACGTCCCGATGGAAAAAGTTATATGTCGGGACGTAGTAAAACACGATACGCTGCATACTTCTGACAGCGTTTTTGTGCGTGATTCAATCTTCCTCAGACAGAAGGGAGATACTTGCTTTCTTGACCGATGGCATGAGAAGACCGTCTTCAAGAATGTGTACAAAGTAAGGGTGGATTCCTTCCTGAAAAGAGATTATATCCCAGTGCCCTATCCCGTAGAGAAGAAGTTATCCAAGTGGGAGCAGTTTCAGTTGAAATACGCTATCTGGTCATTTGGAGCACTCTGTGTCTTGCTAGTCGTTTTAGGTTATAAACTCTATAAAAAGATAAAGAATGGCAAATTTCACATTGACAATCACGAAAAGTAACATCTATGAGGAGGTGGCAAAAACTACTGCCTACATAGGCGCAAAGAACAAACTGGAGGATGGAAAGTCGGCATTTGACCAAGTATTTGTGACGGATGCAGACTTGACTATGATTGAGCGGTTCTTCAATGAATCGCTGGATGCGCTGAGAAACGTGCTGAAACGGTTTATCTCAGGCGGCTCAGGAGTATACGGAACCATCACTTGGCAACTCGAAATGCCTAGCAGATTTGATGATAACCTACTCGAATCAATCAAATCCTCTGCCAACTCATTCTTGGTGAACAGCATCATCGGGAAGTGGTGTGAGATTACCGCCAACGACAAGGTGAAGGAGTATGCAGATAACGCTGCTGCATTATTGCTCGACATCAAGGATAAAGCGTTTTTCAAAAAGAAACCAACACGAACAAAAATATCATAGTATGGCAAGAAAAGATTTAACGATAACGTTGTATATGAGTGAACTCATTTATGACTTTCAGAACAAGGCATTCCTGACTGGGCGTAGCAGAAGAGCTGCTGACATGGATGCTGAGGCTGCCAGCAATATTCAGGCAAGTGATGATGAAGAAGACAAGAATCAGGCTTTGCGTAGCATTCAGAATGCGTATAGTCAACTGCTTGTGGAGTTAAGTGAATCGGTAAGAACCGGTAGCGGTACAACTGCATCTAACGAGTTAATTGATGGCGATACAAATATTACAATCAATCTATCCCTTCCATCCAATTATCCGCTTGCTTTGAAGGATGCACTTACAAGTTCTATCCATGACTACATTATCAACAAGGCTCTGATGGACTGGTTCGTTATTACCAATCCTAACGAGGCGAAGACTTATTCGGAATTGTCTGTAACAGCTATCAAGAATCTGCATGAGACCTTCAACAGACGTGAGAGACCAAGCAGAACGGCTCCTAACGAATAAGGAAGGAGGTGAGTATGAAAGAATACAGAACATGCAATCTTGGTTATAAGGTAATGATAGAGCTTCAGAAGAAGGAACTGGTGTTTGACATCAAAAATACGGCTGCTGCCTATGCGGATTCAATCTCTAGTTCTGTAGAGGATTCACACCTGATTCATAACATCTATGATGTGGGCGAGGATGGCAATCGGGATAAACTGGCAAGGATTCTTGACTCAGCGGTAGAAGACTGCAAGGAAATGCTTTTCCGATATACCAAGATGGAAATGCTTGGAGGTGGCTTTGATTCCAATGAGTGGGAAGAGTGTATAGGTTCCCCGACAAATGATGAGGATGCTTATTATCTAGCCATGAGAATGCCAAGTGGATTCTCGAAGACAAGTGTGCATACCATGACGGTATACATTCACGATTATATTGTGAACCAGTCTTTATATGAGTGGTTAATGATTGTTTATCCTGATGGTGCTGATAGATTCTGGGCACTGGCTGAGGATAAGAAAAAGAAGATTAAGGATGCCAGCAACCGCTCGGCTGGTAGAGCAAGAATCGCTTTGCATCCATTTTAGGTTAGTCGTTTAAGGCTAAGATAAAGCAATGGTAGCTATCCATCACGGACTGCTACCCTTTATTGTAATTATAGAAAATAGTAAAAAAAATATTTATCTAAGTTTGTTCTGCCATCTTGGTTGGAAAGCAGTAGAAATGCTGCTGATGCTTTCATCAGCGTTCATCTTACCAATGACGGCAACTCTGAAATATCGGTATGGAGAGCCAACCAAGTTTCTAAGACTATTGTCTATAGAAGAACCGATATAGAACCAATGTTTCATATCGTTGCTTCCAAAAAGAATCTGTCCGTTAGATTTGCTGGAGTCGCACGTCCAATAACCACGGATAAGACAAGTAAACATAGTCTTATGGCTATCTCCCTGACCAAGCTTTAATGGTCGTGCGCAGAAAAAGAAAGGAATGTTGTCACTCGGTTCTTCAACGTAAACATTAACAATCTTTCCTGCACCGTTGATAGCGTATGACTCAGGGTAGCTATTAACTCGCTTGGCGAACACATTCACCATCGTTCCCCACAAATTGCTTTTCAGGGAATACACATACGCATAGCCATAGCTAGGATTGAAGACTATGATACGGCTATCGTAATAGTCGTAAATCATGTCGGCATTTTTCAGATACTTCCTGAATCTAACATAGGCTACTTCTCCATCTTCAAAATCTTGTAGTTCAAGAATAGAGATAGGGTAGTATTGATTTTTCTTGGAATAGCTGTATATTAGAGTGAAGTCGAATGGAAAGCCATCCAATACATCGGTAATGCACTCAGATTCTCGTCCTCGCTGCATCATGATGCCTCGCTCGGTAGGGAACAGAACTGCATCATCAATCTGCAATATACCCTTAGGGTTAGAGCAAATATCTCTGTTGGCTGGCTGTCGGGCAATATAGGTTCCTTCTTCTCCAAGCATCAATACCCAAACACCTTCATCGGTAAAAGCGTAGAGTGGGGCATCACCAAACTGACCTTCGCTGATTGGTCGGGTATTTGCTGCCATTGCACTAACGATGGATGAGCCAACCTGAACACTATTCTTGGCAGGGAAGACTAGAGGATTCTCAGCTTCGCTCACTCTGATAAGTGAAGGCTGGTAAGAATCATCTGAGTTTGATGCGGCAAAACTATCTGCTTTCTGCTTGATTGCATTCCAGTCTGATTCCGTAATATCATACCAATCGCCTCCCATAATATCATTAATACCTCCAGTTAGAGTTTGCACGAAAAATGACAAGCCAAAATTAGAAGGGCTATATAATTTAAAACGTTTTTTACGATACCCAGATGTGCGTTTTTCGTAAACGACAATCTCTTTCACATCACTAATTGGCACAGCGATAATATCCTGATAGTTACCAATATATCCGTTCAGATAGTATGTTCCGTTGTTTGTCGGAATCTCGTATATGGCAGTAAGATATTCTTCATTCTTGTAGCCGTATGGTTGGCGAACCAAACTGGAATCTATGTTCTTTCTGATGCCAGCGATGTGCAGTCTGTTATTGTATGTAATAGCAGTAGTGCCGCCAAATGCTATTCGGTTGAGGTCGGCAAGAGAAATGTTTTCCTCTGCTTGCGTTGGCCTCTTAACAACTTTCGGATGTTCAAATTCACTAAGAGGAATGAATATCGAATGATAGAAAGGCATATTGCCGATGGTGTCGTGAACGTCTCTTGCGTTCATATCATCCAAAAGCACGTAGTCTATATCTCCATAATCATCAGTACGGATTATTTTATAAGATTTATCTATCTGATAGAAACTTTCGCCATTGGTGAGGAATATATCAACTCCCTGAACAATATCCTCGTATTGCTGCAAGTTGCCCACTTCTCTAATTTCTATGGTGTATTTGTTGATGCCGACACCTGATGTTATAGTCTTTCCGTTTGGAGCATCAGGTTTTACTGGGTCTTTGTATATGTTTATCTTTCTAGAAACAGCGTTAGACTCTGCACTAGGAAGAACGAAAGGGTTTGATATATTGATGTATGTACCATCGTAAAGACGAAGAGCAGCCACACCGAAAACATTTCTTTTGAGATACTCTGTTCCGAGTTCTGCAAGTTTCTTGTTGGCAATCGCATCAAGGTCTGTAAACATCTTCCTCGTACCAATAGCACTTGTATTGTAGTACAAATTGAGATTTCCATCCTCTACAATAAAGTATTTGTAGAAATCATCTCCAGCTTCTACCTTTAAGGTAAGGTCTTGATGATAAGTGTTGGCAATCTCAATACCAAACTGCAAATCATCTTTTCCGAAAATAAGATAAGAACCAGTCTTCCATATAGCATATTTGGTAGTTTTAATACCAACAAAGCATAAGACGTTTCCGATGGCGCAAACAGAGTTGACGTGGAAATCATCGCCAAGCAGGAACTCTGTAGGTGTATCATCTGCTGAATCCTGCTCTATCCATCCCCATATTTCCCTATCTTTCGGGTCCGAGGTACGTATGATATAGTGGGAGTGAATAGCCTGATTGTGTGTCACCTTATGAACCAGTTCTATTGAACTATATTGGTGTATGGTGATATTCTTGCTACTCTCTACTATTATCGGCTGCTGAATAGGGTGGAGTGCCCCATCCTCGTTGATGAGGTTGAGGCAGGTTGCCAACTCCCCATCCTGACAATCGTAGTCGGATGGAGAGTGGGTAAGCCCTTTGAGTATTACTTCTTGTCTTGTTTCCATGTGATTAAATTTGAGTTCGGTCGCATGATTTCGTAATAGGGTTCTCCTTTTTGTGACTTGCGTGGGATGCAAGTCAGGCGAACCATTCTGTTGAGAGGAAGGTTGTACTCATCAAGGATGGCGGTGATGGAAGGGTAGTCACTTCTGAAACCTACCTTCTTATACTTCTGATTAAATTGAAGCTGAGCGAAGGTGGTGTTGGCTTTGCGAAGTTCTTCCCAGTCCTCACGCATGCAGAATCCGTATGTACCTCGGTCAGATAACCTGAACACGAAGATGGAATTGTCTGTTCGCTCCTTCTGCATGATATGGTCATAGATGCCCTTGGAGAGCGTGACCGAGTTGGCTCTTCCGTCCAGTACCACAAAAACGTTGCGGTGCCTGAAACCATTGACTTTATCTATTAAATACTTGAATTTCATGTTGCAAATATAATATGAAAAGTGATAAAATGTATATTATCCGTTAACTTTCTCTTTCCGCTTTGGTCTGCCATTGCGGTTGCCATACTTGGTGATGATGGAAGATGCTCGCTCTGAGCGGTAACAGCCACATGATTTGGTTCGTCCGTCACGAAGAGCAGAACCTAGAACCGTACAACCCCTGCCACAATCACACTTGCATATCCAGAACGCACCATGCTGGTGGTTCTCTTTATCAGATTTTCGGCAGACGAGTAATCTGCCGAAACGCTGTCCAGTAAGGTCTATCAACTTTCCCATACTACTTCTCTGCCAGTTTCTTTGCCTCTTCAACTGATACTGGCTTTCCGCTAAGAGGAATGCGGAAGTCGAACTTTGAACGGAAACCGTAATAGCCTACGAAATCGAAGCTCTGTTTCATACGCTCGTCTGTGGTGATGTATTTCTTGTAAACCTTCACCTCCTTCTCTGAGCGGTAGATGGTAGAGTTGACGAAGTAGGAACTGGTTCCCTTGTTAGCGATTACTGCAATAAAGAACTGCTTACCAAGGAACTTCTCCTTGATACGCTGAATGATTGAGATTTTCTTTGTATTCATATATAAAATTTGATTAATTATTAAGAAGAATGCAGATAGGCTGCACTCTTAAAACTATTCGATTCCACAAGATACGATACCATCTTCTTTGTTGATACCTCGGAAGTGCTCGCATCGCTGGCAAGCAAGGCTACCTACCATCAGTATTTCATGGGTGTACTTGCCTTGAATGCCGAATGGGCATGGAGTGGTGTACTCGAAGTGCCCACCGACAAATTCATTGACGTTAAATTTTGGATATTTCATAGTCTAATTTTATACGTTCACCGATTAGAAATAAATGTTCGTAGTTTTCTCTATAAATAGGAAAAACATTTGTTTGTGTCTTTCCACATGATTTTGGTTCAGGACAGAATCCTCTATAGATACATTGTGGGACACAAGCAGCAGCAAGACGTGGTTCGATTTTCCTCAACTCTTCAATCACTTGTATCCATATCTTTCTTGTCTCGTAGGATGCCTTGTTGCAGAGTCTCAACTTCGAGATATTGATAATCTCCTGAGCGTTGAGGGATAGCTGCAAGTTAACCAAATCATCCTGACGCATATCGTGACGAGATACCTTGGAGCCAGTAATATCTGGTCGTGATGTGGAAACGAATGGCTGTGCATGAACGTGTCTAACAAAATGATTGCTCACCCAGTATGGTATGCCATACATCTTAATATCGAACTCCAATTCTCTGAGCGGTGAATGCTCGCTGAGAATCATCTGTTTCTTGAACTCATCGCTAGGCTCATGTCCTAGCGGTTCCTTGCCTTGTGTGAACCGAGCAGCATCCACTACACGCTGCCAGTCTGTTACTCTTTTAATTTCTATTTTCATAATCTATTTTACTTTCGTGAATAATATCCTATTATAAACCCTATAGCAGTCGTACAAGAAAAAAGAAAAATGTCAAATAACAATTCAGCCATAAGCTATTCCTCCTTTCTGCTATCCACATCATTCTCTCCAAGAATATCCTTGATTTTCTTTTCGATGAACTCATCAGAAGCTAGTTCCTTGAGAAGTTCATCTATATCAGGTAACTTTGCATCAACTCCGTCTTCTTGATTTTTGGAGGCAACATATTCCTTTAGTGCTTTTACCCATGAACTATTATCCATATCTGCCAATGAATCCTTTTGGCTTTCATAGGCTTTCTTCAACTCTCCGTTATCACGGAAATATCTGAGCACTTCCGTCAATGCAGCAACAAAGTTCTTGTCAGACATCGGGTTGCTCTTTGCCTTTTCCAGTTTTAGCATCAGGAAGAGTAATGATGCATGTAATTTTGTTTTGTCCATAACTACTTATTTTTACGACAAGGACAGCTCTCAGCGTGGATAACACAAACTCCATGTTTCGTGTCCACAACTAGATAATCGTGTCCTTCCTCAGTGAATACTGACATACCAATCTTCTTTGCAGGTCCATTACTATTAACCAATGAGCGAAAGCCCTCAAATATCAATGCACCTACAAGCAAACACAAGACAAGCCAAACGGCTGACTTGATTAAGTCTAAAATCTTATTCTTCATGCGCTACTCCTCCTCATCGAATTTGTTGCCAACAACATAAACTTCAAATAAATTAACAAACGGCTCGTAATTGTCAACTTTATCTAAACTCTTGAAGGCAAACGTTCCTTCTTCTTCAATATAAACTACCTCATAGAGATTGTCTATACACAAAAGGTCATAACTGTCATGCACTATATCACCTTCCCAAATTTCATTACCTTCACAATCTTTCAATCCTGTGAACTGGCAGATGGTAGAAGGGTTAACTGCTATCCAATTATCTGCTTTGCTTGTATGCCCAATAATTCTAGCACCATAAGATTCCTTCATTAAGTCACCCTCAACCCACTCACCATTATCAAGACGTTTTGCCTTGAACTTGATATTTTCTAATTTCATAACCTATAATTCTTTTAATATTTTTACATTTTTAATAAGAGGTTCCCCATCAGTTCCAACAAATGGAAGAACATCACCTGTTACTAAATATTTCTTTCCATTATAATATCTTATAAAATGGAGAAATGTATCAAGTGTGCTCATATTAACAGGCATAGGTAAGACTGGAGAATATGTTCCATTAATGTTTTTATGAGCTTCATATACCGAAACTCCAAATTCTTCCCCGACTTTTTCTTCACCTTTCCAAATACATGATTTCTCATTTTTAGGTATTTCGCCAAATCTATAGAATATCATATTATTCTTATTTAAGTTCTACTGGTTCATCGCTCCAAGACAATTCTCTTCCGATGAGTTTCTTGATGCTACCACTACAAAGAGAAATCTCAGTAAATGTATCTTTCCAACCATAATAGTTATCTTCATCCGTCACTCTTATTGGCTTACACATTGAGATAAATTCTCTTCCTTGTTTTGTTACTGCTACCCATGCCATAACTATTTCTCCACTTTTACACCGAACGGAGTTCCGTCGGCAAATAACAAATTCTTAAAGCTATTTTCAAATGTCTCATCTTCATATCCACGGAAGTGACAGCCATTAGTAACTAAGCATGTAAATGCACGATGTGTTTGATAATTAGCAAAGTACTTATCTTTAACAACACCAAACGGCTGATGCTTTAACATTTCTTGCCAGCACTCTTCTGCATCCTTGAATGGACGGTACTCAGACTCAGGTTCTAGATTTGGCTTAATGCGATACTCTTTATTGTGATTAAACTCTATAACATTTATTTCTGCCCATTCATTCGGAACGTTCTCATCTTCTATGGCACTTGGTTTGGTTCTACACTCTATCGCTTTTCCTTCTGCAAAAACTTGCAGAATAGGATAAAATTCTTTAGCTTCTTCTTTTGTCATACTCAATCCTCCAATAATTTAAACTCGGCAATAGAGTGATAAAAAATCGCCATTTCCATATACTTCACAACTATATTGTTTACCATTAACGGAAATCTCAAAATAGTTACCGTCATCGTGTGTAATCTCTATCTCGTCTGGTAGTATATTTTCCTTGAAGTACTCAGCAGATTGGATATTATCCATAGGCTCTTCAGTCATAAAGTTTACACACTCTTCGTTGATTATATCTTCTATACTCATAGGCTACTCCTCCAACTTTTCTATAGGTTTCCAATGGGTGATACGAGCCATTCTCCCTTCCCATAAGATGATGAAGTCATTACTATCTTTTGGTAAGGCAGTGCATTCCACTCTTCTGTCTTTGAAAATAGTATCAGGAGACATCTTGCTTGTTACAAAGACTTCTTTATCATACTCAGGCAACTCATCCTCAACAGATATCCAGTCTGACTTTCTCAATTCCAGCAATACACAGCGAAGTACTGCATTTGCTGTTCTAAGATGTTCGTTGTGCCTATCATCACCAAATGATATGTTATCAGTATTTTCATTGATAACACTTTGTATCAGTTCTATGACTTTTTTCTTATCCATTTCTTATCCATTATTATCAATATTAAAAACCTCACGAATAGCATCAGATGGCATTGCATTTAATTCCGTTACTGAGATTTCAAGATATTCACCTTTATTATTATAGGTAACAATCTCTTCAAAACCCGATGCCATGCTTACCGCAAATTTGCGCTTTTCTTCTTCAGTAAAGCCTTTGCCTTCTAATGCAAGATTGACAGCATCTTGTAAACAAGAACGCATCTTTTCTTCATAGCTACTTGCTTTGCTGAGACATTTCTTTATTTTTTCCAATCTATATTCAAAATACATACGCATTACTCCTTAAAACATAATTCTAAAATCCTTACATCTCAAAGTAGGTCTCTTTAAGAGGACAAACTTCTCTAAATCTTCAAAGTCAATCGGAAAGAGCGCACAATATTTATACTTTAATGTGCAGATGAATCTTCCGTTGAGCATAACATCGAACACAAATGTTTTCATTGTTCACCTCCCTCCTTTGGTAATAAATCATCAATATACAACCAACGAGTAATATTAGCACCCGAACTATAAGCATCCCAATTTTTAAACAGAGCATCATTTCTCTTGAAAGAAATGTAGGTTTTAATGCTTTCTGTTATTTTTGCTTCTGCAAGGACTTCTGCAAACTCTCTTGGCTTTTCACTAGCAGGATGCCATAAGTTATTTAATAACTCATTGATAGCCAACTTAGCACCTAGTCCAATGGCTTCTTTGATGTCCTCTTTGTAGAACATTTCCTCTTTAGTATCATTGTCGAAGACTACTTCTTCACCATTTAACAGAAATCTATCTTCATAGATTTCTTCCTTGGCAGATTCTATTTTCTTATCTATCATATTATTAAGTTTTATAATGACCTCCACGACCAGTATTGTGCTGGGGCTAAGAAGGTATATGGGCATAAAGCCTTAACTTACTTTCGCTCATTCTGTGTCGTGGAAGTTGTATTATTCAAAATTATCTGTCGTACCTAAAAGATGCTCATTGCCTTCGTAAGGAATACAGAATTTCCAACATAAACCTGTAGTTACATATCTTCCATCATCTTCTTTAATATGACTAAAGAAACTTGCTCTCCACACATCATCAATAGAGTCTCTAACTAATACTTTCTCAAAAGGTTTGAATTGGAGTTCTTTTTTAATATCCACAATCTGTTTCTTCTCAGCATCCCAAGCCTTGCCTTCCTTTTCGAGAGCATCAAAGAGCTGCTGTTTCTCTTCTTCTGTAGCAAATCTATACTCTTCAGATGATTCCACCTCATCGGCAAACAATAATCCAAACATTTCAGTTAGAGAAACATAGAAACTAAGGGTATGCTTATAAATCCTTCGGCATATTGCTACTGATTTTCCATATACCACTATATCCCCATCCTTGAACTCAAGCTGCTTTTCAATCTCCAAAGTTTCAAGATTGAGTTTGCCGTCCAAGTGTTCCTCAATGGTTTTGATGTAAGTCTGAGCAACATCATCGGTTGCTTTCTCAAATACAGAAGTTAACATTTTGGTTTCTTCTTTATTATAATCTTCTACGTTACATTCTTTCCAAAGATAATGCTTACCTTTAAATCTTGTGTAGGTATCATCCTCAAACTTTTCAAAGATAATATACACGTTATCTTTACTAACCAAGACATCGCCCTTCTTCCAAGAAAACTTTGCCCAATCACGCATTGATTTGCTAGGGTAGATGCACAAAACTCCTTCCTTGTACAATTTACCGTCTTCATCGAACCATGGCTCTTTATTATGATGCTTAACTTGAAAAGCATCACATGCATTAGTAACGACATATAACGTAACACTTCCAAACATATCTGTCCAGAGTTTCGTACCTTCTGGCTTATTCTTTAATATTTTCGCTATATTAATCTTTTCTTCCATATTACTTCACTCTTTTGAATTGAATATTCTTTCCGTCCTTTCGATTGGTTGCGCCACACTTAAAATTTTTGCAAATAACATTATAAATATCGCCACACAACTCATCGAAGAAACAGCCATTACATTCTTCTTTCTCGGTCTTTACCACCTTCAAGATGATTTCTGACCCAATAGGTAAATCTTCCATAACTAATTTCTCATTATGTGACACTTGACAACCTTGTTTACTGCAAGAGGTTGCGATTTATTAAAATTCTCAATGATATTGCGCTCCATCTGTTCAGGGAAGATGGGCTTGGTGGGCTTTGGGATGGTGATGGTAGCTTGGATTTTGCTACCATCACTCAACGTCATTAAGCATCTTCTTGAAATCTGTTCTATTCCAAACATAATTTTGTCCTCCTAATATTTGCATCCGTGAAGATACGGACGTGATTCGTTATACCGCATTTTCAACTTGATGTACTCCATCAGGTCGATATTGTAATTGTGAGCGATTGCGAATACCCTCATGAGTATATCCTGAAGGGTATCTGATACAAACCAACTGCAAGACTCATTATCAACAAACCTACTAAAGTGTCCGTTGAGTCGGTACAAATCTTTTGCGATACTGCCTTTATTGATTGTGTTTTGAAGCTTATATTGAATTTTGGCAACTTCATATTTATCAGCAAGGATAGAATCGCTTCCTAGTTTAATCAGTATATTGCTTTTCATCCATCCCAAGAGAGATAAGATACGGATGGCAATATCAGCGAACTCGGATTCAACCGTTCCTTCAAGAGAGTTTTTGTAGGCGGTAGGAATATCTCTGCCCATCTGAATCTCGCTCTCATAGTCTTCAATACTTCCGTGGCGATTGTGTCGGTCTGCCTGAACAGCTTCTGCCATTTCTGTGATGATGAGCATCAATTCGGTTTCTATTTCTGTGCTCTCAGTATAAAAACCATGCTTGTAGGCATTCTCAAAAGCATCTCCTGCTAAGGATGCCAGTTCTTTCTGCGTTATAATTTTCATATTGTTCTTGATTTATTATTTTCTGATAGTGAATGCCATATCGTTGAGGGTTCTGCACCAGTTTATCTTTCCTTCTGCGCATAACTCGTTGAGGGTTTGATAAGGATGCTGGAATCCTCGGTTGATGATTTCGGCTGTTAGGACGTGGGGCGGCACGATGTTAGCAGCTTCACGCTCTGCCTGAATCTCAGCGATGATGGCTAGGATTTTTTCTTTCTCTGTCTTCATTTGGCGAAGGTAAAAATGAGACGTGTGTGACTTCGGACTGGAACATTAATTGTTCCAACATTCCGTTCAAGTCTTTCTGATACCACAAGCCATCGTGCATTGTTCCGATGATTGGGTTGCCTTTGTACCATATTACCATGGTCTTGTGGGTAAACATGGCTTTGTGCGCTTTGCTGATACGCTTGCCTATCTTGATATATCCAAAAATATCCATAAGCTAGAAGAGTGATAGCTGACCAGTCTTGTCGTGGTAGTGATTCCCTGAAGGGAATATCAGTTCCTCGAACATGGCGGTCAGGCAGTTTGTTACTATTGAATTTCCTGCAAGGGCATAGAGTTTGCTCTTGCTGATAATGAGTTGACCAGTCTTCTCCTTGCTCAGGAGTTTGTCTATATCAGCTTCGTGAACTCCCATCAGTCGGAAACAATCTCTTGGAGTGTACTTCCTGATTTGTATGGAGTATTTCTTTCCGTTTGGTGCGGTGTGAATGATTTCTTTGTTCATGATTGTTACGAATGTCATGTTTGCTGTATCTATGGTAGTCTTGATGGTAGGGGAGATTCCTTGCAAAACAGCTTGGTTGTAGATGTCGAGAACTTGACCACCTACATCAGGTTTCACCTTCCCCGATAGGAGCAGGGATTTCATTCTCTTACCTCCGGTTATCATATCTCTTTTACTATTAAGAATAGTGGGATGCAATTACCTCCGTGACCCATAGCAGAATTGAGAGTAGGGGAGATTCCCTTGGTGGAGTAGACTCTGGTCTGCTGCTCTATCCTGCCTTTGATTTGGAGGTTTGCTAGCTTTATAATTTTGTCGCACATTATAATTTCTTGATGATTAAAACTGCGTTGGCTGCTCTGCCATCGTTATGTATATAGTTAGCAAAACCAGCCTTATAATAACTTGTACGGATGGTTCTACTTAAACCATCTACGTCTGAGTTGATGAGGAGTTTTCTGCTTGTAACTTTTTGATTATCAGTACCCCCCCCTTAGGGAAATGGTCAACACCAAGAAGATTGGCTATGCTGATTCCTGCACCAAACGATGATGTGATGGTTGGTGAGCATCCATCAGCAGTTTTCGGTATTGCTATCTTCGGGGTAGAGTTTTTCGATTGATTCATTGATGTCTGCTTTGGTGAGATACTTTTCTAGAAGGGGCTGGGATAGGAAATATTCGGGAGATACATTGTCTTCCAATATATCCTCAACCGTTGTCTCTAGTTTAATGGGAGAAGGGAAGTGATACTCTGGGTTCGGCTCGTCTTCTGTGCGTAGGATGGATATTACGAAGATACGTTCACGATTCTGAGGGATTCCATAATCTTTGGCATTCAGTACCTTGTAGAAGGAGGTGTAACCAAAGGAGTCGAGGTCTTTGAGGTACTGGAAGAAGTACTTCCTCATCTTCTCTGTGAGTAGACCTTTCACATTCTCTAGCATCACATACTTCGGTTTCTTGACTGCCAGCATTCTTTTCTCCTGAAAGATAAGGGATGAGCGTGTGCCGCTTCCTTCCTCTGCTCCTTGGCGAAGTCCTGCATTGGAGAAATCTTGGCAAGGTGAAGACCATGATATAAAGTCGAAGTCGGGAACCTCATTCCAGTCTATCCTAGTCACGTCTCCGAAGTTAGGTATGTCTCTTCCGTGCAGAAGTCCGTAGGCTTGGATGGCTGATGGTTCTATCTCTGAGTAGCCCACTACATTGAAGTCGAACTCAGGATGCTTATCTTTGAGGTACTTGAAGGATAGGCTCTGACTGCCATAGCCAGCGAATGCCTCAAAGACTCGGAGAGGATGCTGCTTGTTGTACTTGCTGATTGCTATCATTTTGGTAAACAGATTTGTGGTTTATGGATTCCATTGGATGCCCAAGCGTTCCAAGGTTCCATTTGCTTGGTATATCTCCAACTGCTTTCGGCATAGGCTATGAGGATTCTTTTGCAGAAGCTCTATCATTCCTATGATGCGTGTCTTGAAAACGTTGTCCTTATCCGCATTTGTTACGTTCTGTTCAGCCTTCGTCTTTGCGATAAGTTGGCTGATTTCGGAAGGATTCTCGTTAACAGCTGCTGGCGGTGGTGTTGCTCCGATGATTTCATCTTCCCATCCTCGCTGGTTAAGAAAGGTTTGGAAGTTCTTGCGATATTTTTTGTCCTCGGTTGCAATCACATATAATGGAATATACTCTATAGCTGCCTTGCGGTCTTTCTTGCTCATGGAGTTCCACTTCTTTTCGAGTTTGGCTTTGCAGCCTACCTTCTTGTCGTACAAGTTCCATGCTCGCTCAAAGGTATATTCGTCTTTGACTTCCTTGGTTGGAGAAGTAATCTTGTAGCCATTATCTTCTAGAAGCTGGATAGCTTGTTTGATTTCATCTGTCATAGTTCACCATTTAAATAATTGTCGATTGCTTGGATAAATTCATCTAAAGAACGGATGATGATGTACTTGCCACCATGTCGTTCTACTTCGTGTTGGAATACCTTCTGTTCTGGTTCCTGCTGTCCTTTTGGTGTCTTGTTTTCTATGCAGAGGAAACCGTACTGGGAGGTGCGCTTCAGGAGCAGCATATCAGATACTCCTGCCTTCATACCTTCTTCTTTGAGCCATGCGGCTTGTCGGGAGGTTCGCTTGCCACCATTAGGAACGGCAAAGAAGACTCCTTCAAGGTCAGGATATACCCCACGGATATACCTGACCTCTGCGGCTTGCAAGTTGTGCTCATCGTAGGATGAACGCTTGCGTATCTTCTTGCCTTCCTGCTGTAGCTTTGCCTTGATTTCAGCGTAGCTTGCCATTACCAGTCTGTTGAGAAAAGGTCGTTGAGAGAATCTTCACCCATCAGACGGATGGCTTCATTAGCAAGGTCTTCGCTCTTGAAGTAAACGCTTCCATCGTTGATGTACTGATTATATTTTGGATAGAAATTTTCTCCTTCCTTAACGATAGCCCATTTTTTTTCATTGCAACCGAAGTTAGGTTTCCATCCCTTATTGAGATACTTGGCGATGTTCTGCAACTTGTTGAAAGCAGCATAACGTTTAGCCTGAGCAGGAGTGGTGCAGTTGACGGCATCTTTGTAAGATGTAATACTCTGTGTTCCTTTACCAATATGGCATTTGTCAAAAAACCAAAATGCAGTCTTCTTTAAGAAGAGTTCTTTGAGAATATCATCGTATGTGATATGATTTCCTTCCCCTGCATCAGTAGGATTCTCGTCTCCTTCAATCTTCTGACGAACCATCAACTTTCCTTCCTCATCGAAGAAGAACTGGAGGTTATCAGGGATAGGGTACTCTACTGCCGAACCATCAGCAGGAATGCGCAACTTAGATAAGGTTGCCTTTCCGTTATTGATGTTGGTAACGTCCTGATTACTGATGCCTTCTGCATGAATATCAGGAGTCTTTTCCTCGGCATTCTCTGCCATCTTCTTGCAAATCATGTCTACACCTTTGCCAACGATTGCTCCGAAAAGCATCTGTGCAAATGGTGGTAACTCTGGGGTGTTGTTGCGCTGACGATTACGTCTGTTGTTGCGCTTGTCGTTTCTACGTGTCATATCAACTATAATTTTGTAAAATGTTATTAAACTCGTCTTCTGTAACACCATCTGCATAGAGTATCGTGAGGATGGTGTCTAAGACTCTACTATATACTTCATTAAAGGCTGGCTCATCCATCTTGGCGAAGGAGATAGATTTGGCTCTCTCCAAGAACTTCTGTCCGTTGAGGTCGTAAAGCGGTTCGCTGAATCCTGATGTTATCAGAAGCTGCTCACGGAATGTGTCTATTGAGCGTAGGTTTGTGCGCTGCTGCTCTGTGAGACAATCCCATGCTGCTCTGATAAGGGAGAAGAACTTGCGGTGAAACTTAATGTTCCTTGGTCGAACTATGTTCGCCTTGACGATGGAACCAACCTTTATCTTTTTCATTTCCTCGTAATCATCATCCGTGTAGGGGCGAAGACCAGTGGAGGTTCTTACTAGATGGATTTCCATACCTTATATATTATTGGTTTGGGGCAGGGAAGGGAAGTCCCTGCTGTTGACCACCTGCATATTGAGCGTTCTGCTGAATAGGTTGACCGCTTGCGTTAACCTGAGGGGGAAAAGCCTGCATCTGCTGCTGGATAGGTGCTGGCTGAGGTGGATAGTTGACTGCTTGCTGCTGAGGAACCTGACCAACCTGACTCTGGACAACCTGTCCTTGCTGCTGGGCATTTGGTCGTTCCACCTTCCAACAATCCAACTGATTGAACCATCGTCCGTCTCTAGACTGATGCGCCTTCAATCCGATGTTGGCTGTGATGATTTCACCTACCTGAATGCCGAACTGCTGAATCTTGTCTGAACCGTAAACTTGGATAACGGCTCTTGAAGGGTACTGCTGATTCAACTCTTCGATAACAAACTCTTGGGAACTCCATTGGGTTCCGTTTTGGGAAGTTCCCATCTGAACTTGCCCTGCTGCAATAATTTTACCAGTAAACTTAACGTTCATATCTATACTTAATTAAGTTTGATTCTTATTGATGGCTTGGAGATACTGACTTTTGTCAATTTCTCGTAAGCATTTGGATATTTCTCTTTGAAGAGTTTCATGTCGAGCGTTCTCTTAGTTGTACTCTCAACATAAGAGTAAGAACCGATATTGGTCTTGATGGATTTCTGCTTGTTGGCTTCCATCATCTTCATCATCTGCTCCTTCAAATCATCCTGCTTGATTTTCAGGGCATCCATACGAGCGGAAACCAGTCTGTATTCCTGCTCTAATGCCGAGAACTGCTCAGGAACTTCCACTTTATATTGGTATTCTGCATCATCAGCGAGATAAGCGTTGATTAAATCGTCAATCTGCTCATCTGATACCCTAGGGAGTGGCTGGAACTTGCTCTGTCCGTTCTTGAACCACATGCAGACAATCTCCTTCACCTTCAAGTCGGGGTTCTGCTCCTCGAACCATTTTGCATAGATTGATAGCTGGAGAGATACGTTGTCGTAGTGAAGGGTGGCGGTGGTCTTGTAATCTACCAGATAGATGTTGCCTTCGTTGTCGGCAAAGATACCATCAATGGCAGATGCGAAGTTCTCACCATCTGTAACAAGATACTCGGATGCTACATAGTGTAAATCGTATGCGACTAACATGCTGTGGAAGGCTTGAAGCTCTTCCGTAGGATTCGGGTACTTCTTGATGTCTGCATCGAAGATAGAACAGAAGGTTTCAAACGTGTTGTGTACAAGTCCACCTCGCTCTGCTGCCTTCTTCAATACCGATTCAGGAATATTCTTATAGGTGTCGGGGAAGGCTTTCTTGATGAGCGTTCCCGTTACTCCTTTCAGTTCCTTCTTGCCAATGAAGTACTGATGAGATTCCTCAATGAATGTGACTCTTGGCACATTCAAAGTGATTTTCTTTGTTTCTGTTGTCATATTATTGTATACCTAATTGTTTCTTCTTGGCTGATACAGCTTGCATGAACTGAGTGTTAGAGCAGAGTGGCTGGTAATGCTGAATTACCCACAACAGATTGTCCTTGCTAACACATCTGCTCAGATAACCCAATCCTTCGTTCAGGTCGCTCGGGTGGTACTGAGAGGATGCTGGCTGCTGGGCGGCTGGCTGCTGAGTCTGTGTCTGTTGCTGCGCTTCCTGATGCTGCCCATCGTTGGTGGTATCAGAATCAGCATTATCATCAATGGCAAAGAGACCGTTGAGAGCATTCTTTCGGGCATAGGAGGATGATGCTCCAGTAATCTGACTGCCATCCATACCTTTCTTGGTTTCCTCTTCTCTAGCCCAACCATTGGTTGTTTCACACTCGCCCTTCTCGTTCTTGATGGTAGCAGTTGCCTTCACGTAGATGCGGTTGCCTATCAAGACTACATCATCGGTGATGATGAGCGTACATTTCTGCTTGGCGAGTAAAGGTTTAACAGATTCTAAGATGTCTTCAGCCTTGCGATACTTGTAGCCACCGAATTTGTTGAACTGACTCTTCGGGGCTTTTAGTTCTGACTGAATTGCGATAAGTTCCTTCATATCTTATATGTATTAAGTTGTTATTGATATTTCCATTCATAGCGGCTGCATTTGTAGCCACCATCAGGGTTCTTGTTCGGGTTGTCACACATGGTCGAGAAGATACAATCGTGACAACTATTTGCTTTATATCTCATATTGTATGGTTTAAATGTTCAAAATAAAAACCCCACGATTCTCACGAATGGTGGGGCGAGAGTTTTTTATTTTAGTTTAACCTGAGCGGTCGCTACCGCATCGCAAATGTAATCTGTATGAAAAAAAACTTTAATTTCTCTATAATAGGGCGCACGTTCCGAGGCTTTAAACCATCTGTGCGCCCTTGGTTCCCTTCTGCATTCATGGAGGCTTAGGACTCCCAGCACTAGTAATCGCACATATTGTGATATATCTGATTTCTATAAAATAACCAATTATAACTATTGAACCGAATAGAAAAAAGAAAGCGTGCTGGCTGCATTAGAACCGATTTGTAGTTGTGCGCTCCTACCTTTAGATGCTACCTTATTATATAAGGGTCACGGCATCAGGTCTGCTTCTTCACAAGTGAACTCCAAGTTTTTCCAAATTCCACCTATCAGGTGTATGTACTCGCTTGCCACTTCCACGTCTAAGCACCATCTGTGGTTAATGATGCTCCTTTTGGGTACGTGTACCTCTCTAGGAAGGTTTATCCTATCCGATATAAAGCCTTGGAATCGGGCAGTATGGGGCGCAAGGTGGGACTCGAACCCACGACACCAAAGGTGGGTGAACCTTCTTGCTCTGACCAACTGAGCTACTTGCGCTGGGTAAAAAACTTAAAACATGTAAAATTATAACGACAAAGTTATAGTGGAGACTGGGAGTAGCAAACTCCAAAAAACCTCTGCTGTTTTCGATGACTGAAAGATTATAAGACTTAACACATTAATAACTTAATACTTAACTATTCTTGTGAGGTTCAATCTCCATATATCTTACTTGCCTACTTCCTTGAAGTAGGAGTGGATTTCCTTAACGGCAACAGCGAAAACTATTACGCTGGCTACCAACATTACATATGCTATCATAAGTTTATCTGTTTAATGGGTAAAACAATAGGCTGCTGCCTCTGATTTCAACTCTGCCATGCTCTTTCTGCGGTTCTGAGTCATCCACTCTTCCAACTCGCTCTTCTTGAAGTAGAGTCTGTTGACATTTGGTTTATAGCAAGGAATGATGCGGTTCCTGACGTTCTCTCTCACTCCTCTAACCGTCATTCCAAGAATGATTGCAGCTTCATTAATGTTGAGCACATTCTTTGCAGCTATGAGCGAATACTGCTCTATGCGGTCTAGCTGTTCTTTAATCTCTGGGTCTATCATATCAGTTGAATTTGATGGTTTGTTGACTGGCACTAGCTGCCTTGGCTGGCTCTGTTCTACCAGTGCCCTTATCGCTGGGAGTGTTCTCCTGCTCTATCAAGGGGAGAATGCCCTTCGCTTTGAGTGATTCATATAGGAAGATTCTTCCTTTCGTTGTCCACTCGGTGTTGTACTTCACATCGTGCTGACCATCCTTGCGGATGATGTCTACTGCTCTGCTGTGAACATATCCACCTTCGAGGAATTGGGCAAACAATATCCATTGACCTCTAACCTTGTGTTGGATTCTCATAGACTCCAACTCCTTGTTTAACCTCATGGCACTCATTCCGTAGTCCTGAGCAATCTGAGTAACGGTCATAGTGGCATTACTCTGCAAGATTTTATCGTAGTAGCTTACCTTCGGCAGCATTTCGGTAATCTTGTTGCCGAGTTCCATGTTCGCCTTGCTGATAGTGAGGATTTGTTCCTGCTGCTTCTTATTTTCCAAAGCTAGCTGCTGTTTCTCTTCCTCAGCCTTGACCAGAGATTTGAGAGCTTCGAGATAGTTCTGAGGAACGGATGGCTTTTGATGTTGCTCTTCCAGTTCCTTCCATCGTTTAATCAACTTTGCTCTCGCTTCATCGTTGAACTTGGTGGCGATGTAGAGACACTCTTCTTTATTGAGAGAGTAGCAAGGTCTTGGTTTCCCTTGCTCGTCTTGATATTCAGCCAACGCAAACTTGCGTTCGCTAACTTTCTCCCAAGCTGGCTCCATGTTTCTGATGGCTCTCATTACATCAGTATGTCTTCTGCCAGTAATCTCTGCAATCTGTAGTGATGTCATTCGGTCACCATCTACAATAGTCGAAATTTCATTCATAGGATTCCTCCATTTTTAAATCGGGCGGTAGTGTATGAAACAGAAAGTGACAAATTTTCATTTTATACATTATTATATCTACCGTTGCCCGATTGTAGTTTTTATTTTGTACCTTTGCAGGTGACAAATTTTTATTTTAACTTAATTCAATTTCGTATGAAACAGAAAATCGTACATCTACATTCTAAAGTAAACGAGAAAGGTGTTCTCGTAGAACTTGACCTTGATGAGGAAATCAAGAAGTTGAAAAGAGACAATTATGTTGTTAAGCAAATAGCTTCATCCTCTTCAAGTAATATCGTTGATATTCGTGGAACAACGACATTTGTTCATGTGTTCTTACTTGCTGAGAAACAAGAGTAGTTCTTTTGCTTTGTCAAGTTGTATTATATGGTCTATTTCGCCTCTTTGCTTATAGCCATCTTTTACATCAAGCCACTTTATTGTTTTGTGAATGCAGTCCATTCTGATTCTCCACTCTAAGATTGGAGCTTCATATACCCAGTTGAATATCTCTTCAAATTGTGGATGTGAGGCTCCATAATATGTCACCAAGTCTCTTCTCAGGTGCTTTCTGAACAATCTCTTAATCATATTCACCTCCTTCCTAATAGAACACGACCTTGTCGGTTTTAACACCTCCGAACTCATTCAGGGCATCATTCCTGATGTCTTCGGCTTGCTTGCTCTGACTTCTAAAACCTAGAGCGTTGTAGATGGTTTCCTTTCGGCAGCCATATCGCTCAGCAAGTTTTTTACGTCCTTCAAGCGAAACTTTGATAATTTTTATCTTTTTTACTTGCATATCTTAATTTTTTATTGTACTTTTGCTTCTAATAATTAAGCAACTTGTTGTTTACGAGTGCAAAGGTAGTCATTTCTTGCTAAATCTCCAAATATTTAGCAAGAAATTGCTAGCCGATTATGATTAATTAATTATGGTTTATAAATGTAAAATGTATGGAAGTAACTATTTATCAGCGAATTATGCTAATTTTAGAGGATAAGCAAGTATCGGTTAACGCTCTATCAAAGTTAGTCGATATGTCTCAAACTACCCTTAATACTCAGTTGAAGGGTGAGCGTGCTTTGTCTGCAAACGTTGTTGTTAAGGTTCTTGTAGCTTATCCTGACGTGTCTGCTGAGTGGTTGATGCGTGGGGTAGGTACTATGTATAGCAACCAAGATGCAGATGATTCATCTTATATGGTTGCTGAGACTCCTCATCATGAAGAACCTAAGATAGAAGAGTCTCATCAGGATGATTCCGTCTGGAAGGCGAAGTACGAGGAGTTGGAGAAACGCTACGACCAGCTACTATCTATCTTAGGCGGTGGCATGAGACAAGCAAATGTAGGGTAATTAAAATGTGGTAGGTATGGAGTTACTTGTGTGTATATTCTCTACTTTCGGAATGGCGGTATTTATAGGTTATATCGTTTATCTAATTTACAGAAAACTTACATTGTCCAATGGAGTAGAAAATTTCTGCGGATGTTTAGCTTTTTATTTAGTACCATTATGCTTGATTGGTCTTTGGATTACTTCAGGTAGTGTTACTTTAAGTAGAAAGGAACTTCCTAAGAAATTATCTTTAGCAAGAGATACAATCAAATTGAAAGATAAGATGATTGATTCTTTGAAAAAGGAAAACTCAGACTTATCTTTGAAGTTATACGGAAGGAGAGAGAAAGATTTAATAAACTCTCTTAGTAATGAAGACTATCGGACTATTTTTGGGGAAGAAAAACCTTCAAAAACAGAAAGCGATATAGAGTCTTATGATAATAATGATGAAAGTGTATATATTTGTACTGGAGAATCTTCTACTAAGTATCATAGTGACCCTGATTGCCGAGGTCTTTCTCGTTGCTCAGGAGAAATAGAAGAGGTAAGCGAGGAGGAAGCTGAGGATATGGGCAGAACTCCTTGCAAGATATGTTATTAATTTAAATGTGTGAGATATGAAGAGAATTTTATGTTTTATAATGTTTGTCTTGCTGCTGGTATCATGTAGCAAGGATTCTGGTGAGGAAGTTGGGCTGATTTCAAACTACATTGAGGTTGCTGGAGTTAGACATGAGATTGATAAATTTGCGATTGAAAACGAAACAGATTTTCGTATAGGCTCCAAGAAGGATGGAACTTATATTTCTTTCGGTTATACTTGGTATAAAGTTCCGATTGACGAAAAGATATATTTCGTTGAGACAGACGAGTATTTGGAGTATTTTGAGTTAGTTGATAACTACAGAAAATGCAACTTAACAGATGGCTCTTCTGATAGTTTTTACTTAATCAAGAAGAATGGTGATAAGTATATCGTTGATATATATATAGGTTCGTCTAAATATAAGACGATTGTACATTATGAAGGAAAAATGATATAAAGAAAAGGCATCGGGAATAAATCTCGGTGCCTTTTCTTTTACTTATCGAAGAACTTATCAATCAGCCCCATCGCTTCATCCTTCTTCTTATCCACAATCTTAGCATATATCTCGGTAGTGGATATTCGGGAGTGACCGAGCAGCTTGCTGGTGGTGTAGATGTCGGCTCCCAGCGTGAGCATCATGGTGGCGAAGGTGTGCCGAGCGGTATGGAAGGATATGTTCTTCTTGATTCCTGCTGCCTTCGCCCATGCCTTAATATGATAGTTGATGTTCGGCTGCTGGCATAGTTCATAGAATACCAGTTCGTCTTTAGTCTTTTCAGGCAACCATTTCATCGCTTCGTTGGATAGCTGATAGCTTACTACTCGCTGAGTCTTCTCCATCGTCTTGGTCAGGCGGTAGGATGCTGTTCCGTCAGGATTCTTCACCTCTTCAATATCGCTCCATTTCAGCTTCCTGATGTCCGAGATACGAAGACCTGAAAAGCATGAGAACATGAATGCTTGCTTGGTATGCTGGCTGTAGCATTCCGTTGCAGCCAGTTTCTTCACCTCCTCAATATCAAGGTATACTCGTTCGCTTTCGGGAGACCCAAATTTGCTGCTAGGGTCTATGAGCGATAGGGGATTCATCTGTATGATACCATCACGGACAGCCTGATTCAGAACCGTACCAAAGCAAGTAAGGTACACCTTCTTGGTTACTTCGCTGAACGGCTGTCCACCTCTCTTGGTGGCAGTCCTCAGATACTCTATCCACTTCATGCAAAACTTCTTGTCTATGTCAACCATCTTGGTAGACTCGCCACAGAACTTGATGATATGCTTCTTCACATTCTCAATGGTCTTGCTGGATTCATCCGACCTACTTGCCTTCTGCTTGGCAACCTTCACGATGTCTAGCCATTCTACCAAGCGCATGTTCTTGTTACTGCTGAATACTCCTGCCTTTCGGTTCTTCAAGTCGAGAACCCTCTGAGCCTTGATGATATTCGCACTAGCCATCGTCTCAGCATTCTTCGCCCTCGCCTTCGCTCTTTCTCTACCAACCTCTGGGATGAGGTATAGCTTGAGAAATTCATAACTCCTCTTTCCGTCCATATAGATGTCAAGATAGATGCTTTTGTTTCCGTTGGCAAGTTCTTTGAATCTGATAGTGACTGGCTCCTTGTCGATTGTTTTCTTCCTTCCCATAAGCCTACATTTATTAATCTGCTGCAAAGATAAGCAATTTTTTTGTTACTCGCAAATTTTCGGTAACAAAATAGTAACAAAACTGCAACATATCTATTGTATACCTACCTGTCAGGTATTATGCTGATAATTGATTTTTTGCATAGATAAAGTGTTAATAACTAAGCAGGTAGGTATACAGATGATATACAAAAGGAGTACTTTCACAAGCACCCCTTTTCATATTATACAAAAACATTATGAATTATTTCTATTAGCGAACAAGATTTTAATTTCTATCTTTGTCTCAATTATCTAAAAGTTTCAAACGTTCACCAGAATTGCTTTTGGCAAGGGGCAATTCCTACTCGTAGGATAACCTCAGTTCTGATGTTTATCATTTACGGTTGCAAAGGTACGAAGATTTTTATAATTGTGCAATACCTAAAAATGGGGGTTTTGATGAATACCTAGAAATGAGGAATGAAAATGGGGGAGAGTAGATATGAAAAAAGGAAGTCCTTATTGAAGAACTTCCTTTTTTATGAGGTGTCTAGCGGAGTCGAACCGCTCTACACGGTTTTGCAGACCGTTACCTAACCGCTCGGTTAAGACACCTTGTGTAGAACAATCATTTCTGATTTGCGAGTGCAAAGGTACTACTTTTTATTGGTTCTACCAAATTTTTATGCAACTTTTTTAATTAAAACAATCACTTTCTTTGTATCTTGCTCATAATGAACGGGTTCTGAAATGCTTTAATTTTGTCTGGTTTCCTCGCTGCATGACAGTAAAAGTAGTTTTAGCAGCTCTTTTATGAGAGCTACTCTTATTCTTTCCGCTGAGTAGCCTCTTTCTTTTTATTCTTTTGGCATTTCTCAACGAACGGGCAACCTGAACATTGATAGTTTTTACACTCTCGTGCTTGTTTGATGGAGCGGTAGATACAAATGGCGGCATACGTGATGCATGCCGCCAATATGATTGCTATGATGATATACTGTATCATAAGCATAGGTAAATTAACATAATACTAACCTACGGCGTTATAACCATTGGTTGAGTTTTTGCGCATGATGTCGCGGATGTTCATCTCCTTGAAACCCTCTGCGCGTTTCTGCTCTTCAAGCTCTTTCTCTTCCTCGATGTCCTTTTCTGAACGGGTGAAAGTGAAAGCCTTGTACTTAAATTCTGCAATCGCCCAACCTACGAGGCCCACAGCGATTAATGCAACAAATCCAATTAATGCGTTCAT